ATGTCGGTAGAAATTGTCAAATAATCTGTATATCCCCACTTACCTGTGGATGGAAGCTTATTGGATGACAATTGGGAGAAATAGTACATATATTCATTAGACCTAATAGGTGTCTTTAAAGAGAAATAGTCCAATAATCCACTACTGAACAGCTTGCCTGTTACTCGAAAGATAATACAATCCAGATCTTTCAGCTTCTGATGATTAAGTAATGATAAAGTAACATCAATCTCTCGGCAATTAGAAGTCAACGTCTGCAATTTCTTTAACCTAGCAACTTGATGTTTACGGTTAACCAGATGCGAAACGGTGATAAATATTCCATTCTGAACATGTAACGCTATAGCACTATCAATACTTCTATCAGTATTAATAACTTCTATATGAAACAAGTTCTTATCGAGTGTATACTTAAAATCGTCCAGATTTGAACTAGCCGACGTTCGGGTTATGGATTTAGGGTCGTAGTCCCATAAATTCTTGTGTATGAGCGATGTCGAAGCAGCTTCACTAACAGTTTTGAGAGTGCTTTCTACTTGTGACGACATCCATTTCTTCACAAACATACCAACCAATGTCGTTCCACCTATGATTTTGACAACATCCTTATGTTCCTTTGTGAAACCAACAAGTTTATCTCTCCAGTCCATCATTCTATCATGGAATGTATCATAAATGGGATCAAGTTCCAATTCGATTGGATCTTCTACCTCCTCATCGTGTTCAGTACACAATGTTCTTAGACACATGTGTCGGTCGCACCATTCATCTTGATGGAACTTCAATATGGAATTAACCATATTATCCTCCTTCGCTATGTGCTCTAACATAACCTTAGCCATGTACTGTTGGAACTCTCTATAATTCACTACTGTACCATCATCGGTATCAGTTGGAGGTCTATGTTGAATCGGTCGTCTAATAAACTCGTTATTAATAAGACGTCCTCTAATGATCTTGAAATTCCACGGACACTCCTCAACCGAGCTAAATACATTATGGTCCTGATTAATAGCGATGGCCCCGAACTTGTCTTTAAATTCTGGTTTAAGAATAGGTTGAACGATGTAAGGGAACCTTCGCCATAAGGCATTAGGTTCAAAGTATATCGTTTGAGCATGCATCTTAATATCATTACTTGTGACAATCAGTAATTCTGCAGAAAATACAGTCTTACCTTTATCATCAACATCTGCCATAGGCAGAACATAAGATACAGGATTAATCAGTCTAATCAAATCCATGAATTTAGCATCAGGTTGGACATTATCCCTAATGGCATTAGCATCATCTAATACAGCACACCATTGGGCGGGGTTATATCCACTATAGAATTTATCCGTTCCAGTAAGGATATAGCTACCACCATCAGCAGCACTCAATTCCTTATGCGCTATTGACTGGTATATCTTCTGAATAATACCTATGACACTCGACTTGCCAACATTTGGCGTAGAGTGAACCATCACAGTGAAGGGTGGGCGTCTGATTCCTATTGAATTAGCATACATAGATAACTTGGCAGCATTAGACTTCATATCTGATATAGATCTCAATAATGCAGCCGTAGCAAAGCTATTCTTGTTAGGTAATCTAACTATAACCTCCTGCAACTTGTTACCTCTGATGATCATATCATCCAGAGCACTAACTGCAGCTAACAAACTACCATGAGGGTTACCAGGTATTCTCTTTTCGACAATAGCTGCGGCATTCTTAGTCTGCGCTAACAGTAATTGTGAATCTCTAAAATATTCAGCTAAATCATTGTTCTTAAAGATCTTTCCATAATCACCGCTTAATAACAAATGACCAGAATCATAGAAATGACAAACCAAATCTGCTACAGTATCAACTATTTGAGTTGGGGTGAACTTTCTACTATCCTTGAAGGATTTAAGATATTTAATAGCATAAGCATCGGAACCAACCACCCCTTTAAGAGGTATAATCAGTAGCGAGGCAAATATCATAGTTAATGTCTCAAATAATTGGTTATCTAATGATGACCTAAAAGCACTATATACTTCTCTAGCTCCAGCTGCTACGGCTGAAGAACGATACTTGGCAAAAATATCTTGTAATTTAAGCACAAGTTTCTCTAACGAGCTAAATTGATCACTAACAAGGTTGGCTACGGAAGCGTAAGTACTATAAAGCATCTTAAAAGCTAACATACCCACCTCTTTGGTTGGCGATTTAATTATAGCGCACAAACATATCAAAACATTCTCCATCCCACTAAACACTCTATGCATAGGTCTAGAAACGTCTACACCTAAACGTACTATACCATCTACTAGTAAACTAGGGGCTATGGGTTCAGGACTTGATATCTTGCACCAGATATTACGGGACCAACCCCGTATTGATCTATAGTAGTTCAAATAAATTACAAAATCAGAGAAATATATCCTAAAGATATCGCGAAATAACTGTTTTATAAATACTATAGTACATAGAATAAAACTAACTATAATGAAATCACTCCAACCACCATATTGTGTGTCACTAACTGTTGTTAATGTGAAATTGAGTGGTCCTACACTAACGTCTGGCGATAAGCCATAATAAGTACGGCGCTTCTGCCAATTTTTAAACTCAATTAACACACAATTATAAATTACATTTAGTGGGGGAACTATTTTAAAGCCCCAATAAATATCATCGGATGGTAGAAACCACACCATAATACAATAATATACATAACTACCTATCAATAAGAATACCCATGTCATTATGATAACAGGTACAGGTAATGGTACAAACTGGGTATCACTAACTGTCGTCAATGTCATACGACATTGTCCGGTATCCGAATTAATATCAGCATTTTGGCGCCTTAGCCCTTCGTTCAAACTCCTATAAAATACATATATTAAAGGGACTTGTTTTACAAATCGCCAAAATAAATAATCAGGTACTGATATAAAGTACTGATATAGGGTACATGATAATAATACAATAAAATACATTGAGATTCTTAATCTCCTTTCACCTACATGATGGTTCAAAACCTGGTGTGCGACGCATAGGTATCTATCAAAGACTCCTAATTGGCGGCTTAAGAAATGTTTAAGTGCATAAATCATGTGGTTTAAACAAGGGCTACATGGCCAGAGGCTATAGGACGTGCGTCTCCTATTGCCTACGTAATATGACGGTTAATATAACGGGTTAACATCCGGTGTTATTAAGGTTAACAACAAACCTTTGGTGTAACAGACACCAATCTATATCAACATATAGAAACTGACTCTCGCTCATGTTGTGTTAAATGTTTCTCGAGCAAAGAAACAAGGCTCGAATTTGAAAGGAAAATGTGAACTATGAGAGTGTCGAAATTGGTTTGTGCAAATGCACAATCATTTTATGTCACCAAAAATGTATGGCTGTAAACTACTCTGATCCCGCCCCTGCCATCGCGGGGGAGTGTATACATATATAATTATCCTTCTCGCTAGAAGGCCTAACGGGTGTTGACAATACCCTGAAATAGTAATAATCCTACAATAAATAAAATCGCGTTACAAATGTAAATAAGTAATCACCGATTAATTAATTAAATGCGATACAAATAAATAAGTATCTAACAATTGATGGGTGATCCAAACATTGGATCAATGGATTTATTGTTATCTCAAATATCAAATGCCACCATGATATAATGGTTAGTAAAAGGTTTGGTCCCGCCCCTCCATCGCGGGGAACCTGTATACGAATTGACTATCCTCCTCCGTAAGAAGGTCTAGTAAGTGTTGGCAGCACTAATAATCCTTATTATATTGCCGCGTACGAC